TATAAGCTCTAACATCTAATGCCGGATTGGTAATGGATGTTTTAGGAATGTTGTATTTATTAAGAAGGTCTACACCGGGTTCAGCATAACCACCAGCACTAAACTTCTGCGCCCCCATCTGCTCACCATCAACTTCTTTCATGATGTCATCAATCTCAGAATCAAAACCATCTTCTTCTTGTAGAGCTTCTGGATTAGCCACCTCTTGAGAATTACCCATCTGACCAATCTCATTCATGCGAGATAAGCCTTGCTTAGCTTCATCACGAAGCTTCATCAATCTTTCAAGACCAATGTATCTAACAACATCAGCAGGAATGACAAACTCACCTTCGCTTATTTTTACATCAATGTCATCTCTCACTTCGTTCTGCAAAGAACCCGGAGGTACATCATTGCCTGACACAGGATCTACTGTGCCACCTTCGTCATTCATGCCGCCTTCAGCGAACAATCTCTCTGTATCATTATTGTACATTTACTTCGTCCTTAAGATAACTTAGTCTGCGTAAAGCAGCAATGGCTCCTTGAGCCTTTCCAATTTCACGAACATCAGTAGCTTGTTCTAAGTTTTTATGCTGCTGAGCAATCTCAGCATCAAGCAATTCTTGGAACGCTTCCCATGTAGCGTTAGTGTTTACAAAGCCTTTAAGCTTGGGGAGGTACGGCTTGGACATTACCAGCAAATCCTTGTTCACCCGGCACTGGTGCAGCACCAACGCCAATATTTCCACCACCACCACCAGTCATATCAGCCACTGGAGGAGGGCCACCTTCTGGACCAGCAACAGGAGGAGCACCCTCTGCAGGAGCTGTAGCTTGTTGCATCATCAATGCTTGACGCATTGCTTCTTCCATGTTGTTAGTCACCTTGTCTGGATCAAGGTCCATGCTCTTAGCTATCTCACGAATGATGTAAGGAAACTTAGCAAACGGCATCAATGCAGGAGAGCTTGCAATCTGCAAGAACTGCATCAAGCGTTGGCTTCTCACTTCATTAGCCATCAAGCTCTCTGTACCTCTGGCTGTAACTTCTAAGTCGCCTTTAATGCTTTGATCAAAATCAAACTGCATGTTGAAGCTAAAGAAAGCCTTACCCAAAGGAGCTAACAAATAATCATCCACATTCTTGATGATGGTTTTAACACTGCCAGATGCAGCATTCATCAACATAGAAATACCAGAGGCTGTTCTACCCACACCACTCACACCTGTCTGTCCATGTGCAAACGATGGCATGCCTGTGGATTCATCCGCAAGCTGTCGTGCCTTGTCAAACAGTTGTAGGTTCTCAGCAGCTACGTTAGGAAACTTAGTTCCAAACAAGCTTTGACCGGGAGCACCACCCTGTCTCCTAAACACTTTACCGGGATAGACAGTCATGTCCTGTCCGGGAACAAGGTTGGTTTCATCAACCTCAAACACAAGGTTGCCAGACAACACCGCATTGTCCACTGCCATACGCATAAAACCATTCATGAGGGTCTGGGTGTCGTCCATGTTTTCAGCGACACCAATGCCAAATATAGAGTAGGGGTTTAATTCGCAAGGAGCAGCATAAAATGGGATGTTGGCTGGCTTAAACGGATTCAATACTAAACGGATAATCTTATTATTACAGAACCACACATTAGCTTGAAGCTCTTTATATTCTTCAAGCTCTTTAGGAATGTCAATGTCATTTTCTTTGAGCATGTCAATATCAACATTGCCCCAATATTCCAACACTTCATATCTATCTGTACCTAAGTTGGGAGCATAGTCTCTTAAGTCATCTTCCCAATACTTCTTACTATAAGAAGAACCTTCTTCAATAACATCTTCAATGACAGTGCCTCTAAACAAAGGACGATTCTTCAAAGACCTAAGTTGTGTAGCACTAAGCTTATGACGCTCAATAATGTATTGAGCTTCTTCCATGTTAGTAGCATCAGGATCAGGATAGAAGTTCCAGATGGACACATGTGATGTCTCTGGTACTGTCTTCATCTCAGGTTTGTATGTACCCTCTTCATCCCAGCTAGGATATTCTTTGGTCTTAGCAAATGGACCCTTCATGATGCCTGTACCAAACAGAGCCATCTCAAAGGCAGTGGAACGCAAATGCTTATTAGCACCACTCTCATCCAACTGGTCATGTATCTTCTTCTCCATCTTCTTAGCTGCCACCATAGCAGGATGGAATGTGATGGAAGTGGGAGTAACACCCGGACCTTCCTTAAGATTTTCTTGAGAGCCTAGCTGACCCTTCAAAGGACCAAGCTTGTCCATCAAAGAAGAAAGTGTAGCACCCGGTGCTAGGTCTTTACCATCACCTTTATATCCAAAAGGAGAAACTATCTCTGCTTCTGCACCTTCTGGTGCTTTAGGATCTATATGTACTGTGTCAACTACACCTTCTGGTAGTACAGTGGGGTCAACACTAAGGGGAAACTTGTTATTAGCAAATAACACATCAGTGATTTGACCATATGCTGCAAGCACCTTGGTCTTTGTCACCTTAATGAATACACGACTCTTCTCTGTCTCAGTGAATTTAACATCTGGTCCATAGATGCCACGATAGTTTCTATAAGCTTTGAGCCAACGCTGTTCATCTTGTCTACGGCTCTCTTCAGCTTTGGTGTATCTATTATTTAGAAAGACTAAAAGACTATCACCAGTGAATGATGTAGTTTCTCCCTGCTTTTTATCTTCTAAACCAATGGACTTGTCATCCATGAAATTGTTTGTCGCCATAAATACCCTTTAATACCCAAATATGGGGTCTGCCATCTTCATCCCAGAGCCAGCAGCATTTAATGGATTGTAATCAAACAAACTACTTCTAGGTCTGCTCATCACACCATAACGAATAGCATCATATAAGTGATCTTCAGCCTTAGTATCAATGTCCTCTGGGTTTCTTTTGTCCAAAGGCAGTACAGGTAGCTGAGCAATCGTGTTCACACAGTTGCTTGTTATAACCAGTCTTGGCTTTTCTGTAAAGGGGTCTAGTTGTAGTCTTCGATGCAGCTCATTTTTACCTGCCACCCTACTTCCAGCACTTCTATCAGATGGCCTCCACCTACAACCCTCTGCAATCATCTGTTCTGCCAGTGATGGACCTGTATCACCCCGCTTATGCCAGCAACTACTGTCCAATACACCATATCTCATAGGTCCATCGTTCTCTTCAGCCCTCATCACCATGTGAGCGAGGTCTTTGGCAAGCACTTTGCTAACATATAGCTCACGATAGATCACCAATTGTTCACTTGGAGACACAGCAAACCACACCACAGCACTAAAGCTTCCGTATCCATAGTCACAAGCCCTAAATTTAGTCCAATTACTTGGTATGTGGAATGGTTCCACTACATGTATCTGCCTATTAAACTCTGTGAAGGCTGCACCTTCAGCAATATCCCAGTTGCCCTCTAACAATTGCTTCCTTTGGTGCTCAGGAAGAGACAACAACATAGTCTCATAGTCACCTGTCTGCATCAAATAGGGGTTATCCGACAACATAGCAGGGATAAACCTACGCTTAAACAGTGGTTGCCCCTCTTTACTGTGTCCTTTGGGATACACTAGGGTGGTACTGCTCTCAATATCTGTTGCATCAAAGGCTTTACCCGCTGGAGAAGGGTCAATAAACATCTTCTTCACCCAAGCATGACCCGGACCACCCGGATTTGTTGTAGCTCTCATGAAGATGGGTAGGTCTGACGCTGCTGTACGCAACCTAGAACGCATATAGTTCCACGGAAATGGCGTATGCCACTGCGTCAACTCATCAAAACCAATCCAGCTAAAGGCTAACCCCTGATATCTCAACACATCTTCATCTCTATCAAGGTAGGACATCCACAGTCTAGCCCCTGATGGTGCTTCCCACTGCATCTTTCGCTCACTCCACTTGATGCCGGGGTAAATCTTTGGATAAAGCTCTTGACTCTTCCAAATAAGTTCTCGAAGTTCTTCTGTAGTGTGTCGTAACAGAAGCCCAGAAAACTGTGGATGTACCATATACCTAAGCGGATCTGCAAGCATGGCATAACTTTTACCACCACCAGCAGCACCACCATATAACACCTCCCTCTCTGAGGAAGCTAAGAAGAATGTTTGAGGCCCCGCATTGGGCTTAAACAATACTTCCCTATCATCAGGTGTCGCTGGAGGAATCTCTGGCGAGTTTACTATCGATATATTCGGTGAGCTTGCTGTACTGCTCTGACTCGAAGTATCCTGTTGGGTCTTCCCTGCCGAGCCTCTTGGATTTTTCTTCGTACCTTTCCGCTTGCTCAAGGGCTTTTTTGAGCCTTGTGGCAAGGTTGCGGTAAGTAGCGGATTTGAATCCATGCTTTCTTTCAGTCTTTATTCTCTTTAACAATCCCACATGGCTTATCGTTCTACCTGTGGTAGTGGTAAGCCAAGCTGCTACCTGCCTAGAACTATATTGTTTTAAATGTTTCTTAGCTAGTTCTAACGCTTCAAGCTCTGTAGGTATTGGCTGCAAGAGGTCAGGATTTTCTTCATCTTGTCTGTAACCAAATGGTATAGTTTTTCTAATCTTTGGAATAGGTACATATGTTTCCTTTGCTTTGGGCTGGGGCAATATCCAAGCCCCTAAGTCTCTTTCACTCACCGCTGTCTTTGGCTGGCAAAATCATGATGCCGTTAGGTGCTGTCACCTGAACTTTCTCTGTCTTCACCAAACCAGCCCTGTCTAACAAATCCTTAGCAGCATTGAGCTTCTCTTTCAAGCCTAGCTCTGTAGGGTCGGCAATACCACTAACAACAGCCATAGCTGCTCTAGGGGCGTTCATAGCGATGTATAGCTGTGTAGCCTCAATCACTTCTTCCTTAAGAACTTCCATAAGTACTTTGGTATTGTAGCCTTCGCTATAGCCAGCAAGCTGCCTTGCCTTGGGAGGATTGCCACCAGCCTCAGCAAATAACACCTCAATGAATTTCTTCTGTTGTTCGCTTAGTTCTCTTTTAGCCATAATGTTTCTTTAAATATTTGAAGTGGTGAATTGTTCAGATACCCTAACGCTTACTTCCACCGCACTGTTTACACTGCATAGTCCTCTAATCTTGTCATCATGTAACAAATAGAAAGCATTTGTAATTTGCAGCATGCTGTTTGGTTCTAGTCTCACTGTCTCAGCAATTGTGTAATAGGTTGTATTCGTATGGCTGTACCAGTCTAAAGAGAATGTTACAGCACTACTTGTTACATTGGTGACGAAGATGCTTTCAACAGCAGCCCTGAATGTAGGAGGGGCTGTGTAGATGTCTTGGTTGCTGGTTGTTAATACAGCAGCTACAGTTCTGTTCTTTGTTGTCATGTTAAATCGTAGAATGTAAGAGAACCAATACCGCCACCAGTCCCTGATATTGTTCTCGCAGCTAATGTATATATATCACTAACAGCAGCCAAAGAAACACCAAGTTGTAAATCCCAGTTATAACCAGATCCTGTAGCTAATGGTACTCTACCTGATTTACCTGTAGTGAATTCACTGTAACATATAGTTCCACCAGTCATTGATGTTGATGCTAAATCTTGTTCTACATTACTAGTAGAAGAAACCGCTGTCCATGTTGGTGTTGTTAATGTTGTATTTTTAAACAAAGCCAATTCATAATTGTCTGAAGTGGTAGGTAAGAAATTTAAATTGTATGGAAGCACTACAGCACCTAATGCTGTAGAAGGCAGTCTTATAGAAACTAATGGTTTAAATGTTGTTGTTAAAAATGTACCTGTTGTAGCAGATACCATTCTGGC